TCCCTTCGATACCGAACATTGGTTTAGGCAAGCTCGACAGCGTTGCTTTACGGCCATCCGAGAGAGCATCGACGGCGGTTTGGAACGCTTCCAACGGGGGGTCGCCGTCAGCGACTGCCGCGTTATATCGCTGCACGACGGCGGCGGCTTTGGCACCCGATCCCGGCATCAATTTGTCGAGAATTGAATTCGGCTTTGCCAGCGCTTCCAGGGTGTCGCGGAACAAAATTTCCCGACGCGCGTCAGGGGTCTTACTCAACCGACCTTGCGCAAAATTATAGATTTGCATCTTTGTTTCGATCGTGAGGTCGTCCCGCGCGAAGGCTGCATCTACGAGCGTCTGCACGTCATCGCGCGTCTGTGCCTTACGCACATCGTCAAGTGCTTTAGAGCCTTCAGCCTTGTTTTCAATTAAGGGGCTGTCTTTGTCTTCTATCGCCTTACGCAATGCCTCGCGCTGCTTTGTATCGATATTGTCGTTACCGAAATTTTTCTCGACTTCTGAAAAACTCAGCGGGCTGTCTTCGTCGTTAACACGCATAAACAACTCGCGAAAAGTAGTTCTATGCCTTTTGGTGCGCTCACTTTTTAACAACCGCGCCGTGCGATCGACTTCTGCGTTTGACTTCCTGCGCAAACTGTCCTGCAGACGCTGGGCGCGTTCACTCAAATCCTGGGCCGCGGTTGCTGACAGGTCTGGGTATTTGCCGCTGTTAATGTCGTTAAAGACTTGTCGCGCCTGTTCTGGTTTCTCCGCGCCGACCAAAAATTTCTCCACTTGCAACCGCGCCAAGCGTTGCGTCACGCGGCGAGATTCCTTGAGGTGCTGCTCCGCGTCTAAGTGACCAACATCCAACAACTGACGCAGCGGCTTGTTCACACGAAACTCAATATCCACATCGCGTCGAATCCCTTCCGGCATCCGCGCGATTTCTTTCACAGCCTCATCAATGCCGGCATATGTTTTAGCGATGGCGCTAGATACCATGCGCTGGCGCGATACCTGACGCACCGTGGCTCCAGCGTCGGCCATCAATGTGGCGGCCGTCTGGTTAAAGGCCCGACGTGACGTACCCGTCGAGAACGACAGCACCGATCCATCAGCCGTGCGATACCCGTTGCTTTGCATCCGCTTTAACTGCGGTTGCACTTGCCGGTTGAACTCGGCCATCGCCGCCACCGGGTCATCAATATGCTGAACAGAAATGCGTGCTTTTTCTATTTCAGATTTAAGCGCACCTTGCGCTGCGGCGTTTTCCTTATTCGCTGAAATCTTGGTGTAGATCGCGCCCCAGCTTTGTGCCTCACCCTGTATCGTCTTACCCAGCGCTGCAGTTGCCTGACCAGGCGCCATGAAAGCGCCGGCGTTCGCTTGGGCGCTTAACGGGCGCGCGCCTGTATCACGGCTGCGCTGATTAACAGCCGGCTTTTGGATTACAGGAATCTGCATCAGACAAACATTTTCGCTGTTGAAGATGCGCCGCCAAGGATGGTGCCAAATGCTTGGATCCTTGAAGCGCGTTTTTGCTCAGCGCCCTCTGCGCGCTTAATGTTGGCTGCCAGCCGATAATTTACGGCTTCCTCGCGCAGCCCTTGTGCATCGATCTCGCTGTTATAAGCGGTGTTGCGAATCACCTCGTCAGCGCGCTGCGCGCTTTCCAGCGCTACGGTCAATGCTGTGTCCTGGCCGCTCACAACACCAGACGCGTTGTAGGCAGCTTGTTGGTCAGCGATAAACTCAACCGCATCTTCGCGCAGGCGGCCCTCTTCCACGGCCGACATAAAAAGCCGTTGCTCAGCTTTTTGCTCCGCAACCCTTGCGTTCCTGTTAAGGATCTCGGCGTTGTATTGCGCAATGCGGTTTGCCGCGTTGCCCGACTTCATATTGCCTGCAGCGCCCACCATTGCGCCGGCCATATTAAATGCAGCGGCTGCTCCGACACTCATGTCAACACCTTCGCGAAGCGCACATAATCAGCGCCGTCGGGTCCAAAGCTGGGCATTAATCCCTCTTCCTTCATACCGACAAATTTGGCGAAACGACGCGCCGTATCCCAATCGGCACGCACGTTCGATTGAATCCGCCGGTATCCGCCATATTCAAAATATTCCGCCAGGAGTTCGCGCATCCCGCGCGCGATCGACACTGGTCGTTGCGCAATTTCGTTGCTCACAACAATCCATACCTCGCCTAATCCATCCCAGATATCGATAATGCCAATGCACAAGGCCGGCCGCTCATCAATGAAGATTGTCAGCGCCTTCCCGCTATCTTCGATAATGCGCGCTTGCTCTTCCCAGCGATCTGGGTCGTCATGTCCGGCCAAAATTTCGATCGCGTGTTCCGCGCGGAATTCATCAACGATCAAAGACTTCCATCCGCGCGTATATGCCAATCACAGTCATTGGCAGAGGTTGCTCTTGTGACACAAAAACGTGTGCGTCTGTGTCATACCCATTGGGAAATTCGATCGTCTTGTCGCCGGTAAACAGGTCGAGCGCTTGGCTCATCTCATCCGCCGACGATCGGAAGTGAATTAGATCGGTGTTCGATTCCGACGAACCTAGCTTGGCGCCGACAGTGCGATACAAGCGTACAGTCACGTCATGTATGCGCTTGATGGCGCCCTGGCTTATGCCTTGCGCGGATCCGCCTTCGACGCGCATGGTCTTTAGCTGCGACGTATAGCCTATGCCGATATGCACCTTGGTTGCCGATCGATCCAAAGTCACGGCACCACTGGAGACTGTCTTGTTGGGATGCGCGGAGCCATCCGCCAAGATGGTTACCGTCTCGCCCTCTAGATGTGTGAGGCCGCTGACACTGGTCGTCGCACCGCCCGAATACGTCAAGCCGCTGTCTACATAGAAAGCATCAGTTGCCGACGTGCCAAAATCAATGTCGGTCAGATGTTCAACGTATCGCTTTGTCGCGCCGCCAATCGTTCGTCGCACAACTAGCCATACCTGATCTTCATCAAGATCACCCGGCAGGACCGCCACGCTTTCCACGACACCGCCAAGTTGATGCCGGTGCCACGCCACGACATTCTCTTCGCGACGGTACGTCAGGCCGCACAATTCGCCGTCAGCGCGCACTGCCCAGATGATGTTGTCTGGTTCCTGTTGCACCGCCATCTCGACAAAACCGCCGGCGCTGACGTGTTCCGCCAGGATCGTCATATCTGGCGCGACATAGCCGTCAACGTCAAAATTGTATTGGAGTTCGCGAATCTTGCGCTTAGCACGTTGCAGAAACAAAACAGCGGTGCCTGACGTGACAGGCTGCACGTCCGCGGTGCCGTATGTCGTTTGCCGTTTGATTTGAATGTTCGTTGGTGAAATCGGATCAGCGGTCGTGCCGCTTGATGCGGCGAACTCCGCGCCTGTCGTCAAGATGATAAGCGTCCGAGACGGCGCCAACGCTCTGATGACATTTACTTGGCTCGACGCCAGCGTGTAGGTCATCGCGTCGGCGTCGTCTGCCCCGGCATTGAACTGGTCGAAGCCGCCAGATTCGGAGAAAAATACGGTTTGCGGTTGGTTGGTCGTGCCTGCGTATACGAGGCGTTCCTCAAAGAAGCAGACGGCGCCAGGGTAGCCGGTCGTGTCGCTAAAAGCTCCGAGCGACCATTCGTCAGTCGCCTCAAGTTTACCGACGATCGTGAAGGAACTGCCGGCCGCTTGGTCAGCAAGGTCGTCGCTGGGCGCCGTCAAGATTGTATCGTCGGTAACCTCGGCGATTAGCTTGTCACCATTGTTGGTGACACTGGCACCGCTCACCGTGATCATTTGCCCGACTTTGAAGCCTTGATCGTTAAAATCTTTGGCGCTGTCAACGATGCGGTCGTTGTGTTCACTTCCAGTACTGCTGGGGTCACCCTCCTTGAAGCTGATGGTCGTTGCCGTGTATTCCGGCAGCAACTCCGATCGCCCTTTAAGATTAGGCTGCACCACAGCCGATACCGTCGTGGCGTTGGTGTACGCCGATATCTTCGCAAAGCCGTCGTGGATTTTAACTAAGCGACCAACGTCGGTGCTGGCGAACAGATTGGCGCTGGCCGTCAGTGTCACTGTGCCGGTGCGCGCTGAAGCGGTGATCGTTGTGTCGGTCGTGTTTTCGTCAAGGAACGGCCCAAACTCAGAATCGACCTCGGCTAACGTCCAGGCTGTGTGATCTGTGCGTGTCAGCTTCCGCGGTTTGTACGATGGATGCACGATGTACATCACGTCAGCCGACTGCGCGAATTTAAGCTGGAACAGGTCAGCCGTCAGATACGGCGTTGCGATTTCGTAAGCCGATCCGCTGGACAGGATCTGTCCGTTGTTGCGGTAAAATCGAGCGTATTGGTTCCCTAGTTCAATTAGGTAGGTTTGCGTGCTGGAAAACTCGAAAGCGATGATTCTGGTCGAGGCCGCGCTGCTTTTAACCTCCGCGACAAATTTAGTGCCGGGACGGCGCGTCACGCCACCGTGCGGATGCACGATGAAGTTCTGCAGATTCGTGACGCCGTTTTGGTATTTCGCAAGATCGATACGGCCGTCCAGGCGAGGTGATAACTCGCCGGCCGTAAAGTTCGTGAAGGCGTGCGCCAGACGTGGCACTTACAGCCTCGCCTCAATGTGAGTCGTCGCGGTGATATCGTCGGGTGTACCCTCCGTAGCGTCGGTGAACCGCGCTTCGCGGAGCCGCGTTTCGTAAAGCGCGTGCATTTGCTGCTGTAGCCCAAGGCTGTTAGCGAGCGAGTATGCGATGTCCGCGGCCATAGCTGCGGACAGCGTCTCCATCAACAGCCTGTCGTATTCGTTAGGGTCAACAATGCGGGCGACATATTTAATCTTGATCGCGTCTTCGTCGGTTAAAATCTTGCGACCTTCGACAACGTACGTCACGCCGTTTTCTTCGCCTTCCAGTTCCAAGACACGCAGACAATATGGGTCTGCCGGCAATTGGAATTGGTTCGCGTATTCCCAAGCTGGACTCTCGCTATCCTTCGCCAGAGCGGCGCGTCGGATGAGGGCATTCCACGGGTGCGAGCGGAATACGGAGTCTCGAATAAAGGGGTAGCGTTGATTGCATAATCGGGCGGCACGGGAATCTTCGGTCAGACTTATGATGTTGCTCGCGCCGACCATATTTAAGGCCGAGTTGCAAATATCAACGTCGGAAGCCATGCGAAATCCTTTAACAAAAAAGAACGGGGGGCTTTCGCCCCCCATTCAGTCAGTCAACGACGTACAACATCGTCAACTCAATGGTGCCAGTGCCGGCGGCACCGCCCATTGTTACCGTGACGAGGTAGCCGTCTCCATCGGCGTCAACCTCAATACCGCTGCCCAAGGCAAGCGTGTTCGCCACGTCTACCTTTTGGGCAGAGGTGCTTGCGGCCGCGGCGTAGAACTCGTCTACGTCCTTGGTCACCGCAGTACCCGACGAATCGTTGTACGCACCATGCCCGACCGACAAGGTCGTGCTGGATCCCATTGCATCATGCGCGAGATAACCGTGCAGGATGCGGGCGCCATTCGGCAGCGCGAACATTTCGATATCGTCGCCAGAGGCGAGCGAAGATGCTTCGTAGGTCGCATGAGCCACGCGGACGCGACCGGCAAGCTCGTTAGCCTGCACGACCTCGGAAGGATCATTCTGCGTCAGCTTGGTGCGCTGAGCGCTATAGACAATAGCCATATCTCATGCCCTCCTAAGCCGATTCGTCGCAATCGATGGACACGACCTTTTCTTCTTCCATGCGCGTGCTGCCAAAACTGGCGCAGTAAAACACTTGCGTGGAATAAGATTTATCGGCGCGTTCTTCGATGCGAGCCATCACGTCTTTGGCGACGCCCAGCACAATGCCGTCCTGTGCCCATGCGAAGCACTTGCGGATGTTGCCGGTCTTCGACAAACGGTTCGACGTGATAAATTGAAAGCCGCAAAAGCTGTTGAGCTGGCCCGCAGCTAACGCTTTGACGGTATTGAAGTCGCTCGATTTTACCTCGGTGGTGTTGAGCAAAGCCGTCACCTGATCCGGCGAAACCGCGATGTATCGCGG